CAAAAAAGATTTTCTAAATGGGTAAAACCAGATAGTATTGAAGCAATAGACGCTATTAAAGAATACTATGGTTACAGTAATGAGAAAGCTCGTACTGTGTTACGTGTCTTATCAAAAGAACAAATTGATGAATTGAAACAAAAGGTCTATAAAGGTGGAAGAAAATAAAGAAATTCAGTGGACTCCAGCTCATATGCTGGAGATCACATTAAAAGAGCCGGATGATTTTTTAAAGATCCGTGAAACGTTAACTAGAATTGGAGTAGCATCGAGAAAAGACAATAAGCTATATCAATCTTGTCATATTTTACATAAGCAAGGTCGATACTTTATTGTTCATTTCAAAGAGCTATTCTTGTTAGATGGTAAACCGTCTAATTTAATGGATAATGATGTACAACGTAGAAATACAATTGCTACGTTGCTATCAGACTGGGGACTACTCGATATCGTAAATGACGATCAATCGAAAGACAAAGCTCCACTCAGACAGATTAAAGTGATTCCTCATAAAGAAAAACAACAATGGGAACTATGCCCAAAGTATAATATCGGAAACGCATAAATGAAGTCATTCCAGCAATACTTAGACGAAGGAGTTAATGATCCCGCTATTTTTAAAGCGATATTCTTAGCAGGTGGTCCAGGCTCTGGTAAGTCTTTTATTGTTGGTAAAACCGCTCTTCAAGCATTAGGTTTTAGATTAATTAACTCTGACCCAGCATTTGAAGCTGCTTTAAAGAAAGCTGGCTTATCAATGGATCCTGAAGATATTGGATCAGAAAAAGGTCAAGAGATAAGAGCAAAAGCAAAAGCTCTTACAGCAAAACAAATGGAATTAGCTCTTAAAGGTAGACTTGGTCTTATCATTGATGGTACTGGTAAAGACTATTTTAAGATAGCAGAACAAGTCAACGAATTAAGAAAAATCGGTTATGCAGTTCATATGATCTTTGTAAATACGGATCTTGATACTGCAATAGCACGAAATAATGCTCGTGCTAGATCGTTACCAGAACCAATGGTAACAAAAATGTGGAATGGTGTTCAAAAGAACATCGGTAAATTCCAAAACTTATTTAGAGATCGGATGATTATCATCGATAATTCTGATGGCGCTAACTATGAAGGTGGTGTCATGAGTGCATATCGTAAAATTTCAAAGTGGTCTAAACAGCCACCTGAAAATCGAAATGCAAAAAAATGGATCGAACTTCAAAAGAAATCTAAATAAACGTATATATAATACTGCAATGCGGATAGTCCGGTTGCAATTAAATCTTGCTTGACAAAAGGAGATAACTATGACAGGCGTAAAATCACTATTCCCTCGTGCCTCATTTGTAGGCTTTGATCACATGTTAGATGAGTTAGAGCGAGCAGCTCGAGCAGCTAACGATCATTATCCACCTCATAACATTGTTAAGATCGATAATGAAACATATTCGATCGAACTAGCTATTGCTGGTTTCAAGCGTGATGAGGTAACTATCGAAGTAAACGATAGAACTCTTAGCGTGAAAGGGGAACACGTTAATCAAGGTCGTGAATATATTCACAAAGGAATCTCGGCTAAGAAGTTCCATAGAACCTTTAGGCTGTCTGAGTACGTTCAAGTACACGGAGCTGATCTAACGGACGGAGTCCTTGCTATCGAATTGAAGGTAGTACTTCCAGAAGAAAAGCGTCCTCGCACAATCGAAATCGGTTATCATAGCGAGGAATCAAATGCTAAATTACTTACTGAAAACAGCTAAAGCAATTTTTAACGGGATTGCGGAAGCAAGGCAGCGTCAAGCTGCATATGAAGTGGCCAGAATTTTAAAACTCAATAATGACTTTAAAAGCTGGTCACATTACGAACTTATGGAAGCTATTATGGATGAGAAAAATCCTGTTGGCATCGATAAGAAACCAATTGCTAAAAAACTAGCTTAACACAAGGAAACACACACATGTCACAAAACAAAAACCCGTACGAAATTCGTACAGATGTTCTAGCTATGGCTAAGGACTATATGGATCAAGCCTGGTCTATGAATATGGAAATGGCTCAGAGAATGTACACTAATAGCAAGATCGATTCAGAGAAGTTTGCTGAATCTTTCAAGCCGTACTCAATTGATGAACTATTGACAAAAGCTGACGAACTATATAAGTTTGTAAGCAACAATAAATAAAATCATCGGGGGAGGATTATCTCCCCCGACTTTTACAGGAACTATATCATGTCTGAAATTAAAATTGTCCGTCTATCTACTGGTGAAGAACTTATCTGCGAATTAAGTGGTGGTCCAGATCATTACACATTCAAGGATGTTGCTATCCTAATCCCAACACAACAAAACTCTCTTGGCTTGGCTCCTTTCATGGCGTATTCTGACGCTCCAAAAGGTATGACAGTAGCTGCTCAGTTCATTATGTTTATTGTTGATCCTGTTGAAGATTTGAAAACTCAGTATACTCAGATGTTCGGTAAAGTCTTCACACCGGAGAAAAAAATCATAATTTAATGTTTACAAATCACTCCAACTATGATATAATATACTAAATGATGTGGAG